CGGGTCCGTGGGGCCAGAGCTACACCGTCGCCGACATGTCCTCTGGCGTCTCCGGCACAAGCTGGGTGTGGAACGACAAGGCCGACTTCTCCGGCACCGACCTGATGAAGCTGGACAAGACCACGGTCCTGACTTTGGCCAGCAAGGACGCCGGGGCGGGTACTGGCCCGAGCCTCACTCTGCTTCGCGACAGCCCCAGCCCCGCCGACAGCGACAATCTCGGCATCATAAACTGGAATGGCAAGAACAGCGCCGCCGCCGTCGTCACCTACGGACGGCTGTATGTTCAGGCCCTCGACGTGACCAGCGCCACCGAAGACAGCACGATGGCCCTCCAGATCAGGAAGGCCGGAGCCCTGACGTCCGCCCTGTCGCTGACCACGGCGGGCGGGACGCTTTCCGGCGACCTGACGGTCACAAGCGACCTATCGGTCGCGAGCACCCTGTCAGTCGGCACCCACATCGCCTTGACCGGCACCCTCAACAGTGCCTCCAACACCAACGTCTACATCAAGGGAAATCACCAGTGTAAAAATGGCATCTCCGTCGCTGGCGGCACCTACAGCGCCGACAGCTTCAACATGCTCTACAGCGGCGGCATGCACCTGTTCGTCAACAACAGCGATCTCGGCATCGTCTCCACGGCTTCCGACTACCGCATCAAGAAGGACGTGGCAGACCTCCCCTCGACGTGGGATCGGGTCAAGGCGCTGCACCCGATCTCCTACACACACGCGGAGTTCTATTCGACCCATTCCGAGGAGACGAAGGCAGCGGCGGATGTCCCGGACACGCTGATTACCGCCGACGACGACATCGAACGCTGGGGCTTTATCGCCCATGAGACACAGGAAGCCCTCCTGCCGACTGCGGCTTCCGGCGAGAAAGACATGGTCGATGGCGTACAGGCCCTGAACTTGGCCCCGATCCTCGCCGCCACGGTCAAGGCCCTTCAGGAAGCCATGCTCCGCATCGAGGCTCTGGAGGCAGCGGCGACGCCATGACCACGCGCAACATCGTCATCACCGGCATCGAGCCTGCGACCTTGTCTCTAAGACATCCGCTCGGCATCAACCTCGACCTCCTCGTCAGGATGGTCAACCAGAGCGGCGTCGGCATCGACCCGACGCTGGCGCAGTTCGTCATGCTGCCCCGGAGCCTTGGCGGCGTCTACCCCTACGACATGGTGGCGCAGGACGTCGTCAATGGTGTCGCCTCCGTCTCCGTGCCGGGGACGATGCTGACCGACACGCTCGGCTACAACCTCGAAATCTATTCCCGCAAGGCCAACGACGTGGCCGGTGATCCGCCGCTTCCGACAGGGCTCCTTGCCCGGGGAGCCCTGATCACCGAGGGGTCGGCCTATACCTCCAGCGGGCCGATGAACATGATCAACATCCCCGTCGTCGGCGGTCCCCCCGGACCTCCCGGGGAAGCAGGGACGCGGGGCTCCATCTGGACCACCGGGCAGGGCGCGCCGACCTCGACCGAGGGTGCGCTGCCCGGCGACATGTATCTCGACCAGTTGACCGGCGATGTCTGGAGCTTCGAGGACGGCACGTGGGTGGTGAGGTCCCACTGATGGCTTGGGATTACCTGACCAACCTCAAGGGGCCGAAAGGCGATCCCGGGCCAACGGGACCGCAGGGCTCCAAGGGTGACACCGGGAGCCCCGGCCCGACGGGTCCGGCGGGCGCGACCGGGGCGACTGGTCCGAAAGGCAACCAAGGCGACCCCGGCCCGACAGGACCCATAGGGCCACAGGGAGATCCCGGGCCGCAAGGCTCGACCGGCAACACCGGGGCTCCGGGGGCTGCTGGGGCGACAGGTTCCCAAGGCCCGAAAGGCGACAAGGGCGACAAGGGCGACACCGGGCTACAGGGCGCGACCGGCACGACCGGGGCGCAGGGACCGAAGGGCGACACCGGCAGCACCGGCCCGCAAGGCGTGCAGGGCAACACCGGGGCTCCCGGCCCGGCGGGTCCAACCGGACCCGGCGTCGCTGCCGGAGGCACTGCCGGGCAGGTGCTGACCAAGATCAACGCCACCGACTACAATACAAATTGGCAGACGCCTGTCGTGCCGCCGGGGACGATCATCTCCGACACGCCGCCCGTGAGCCCGAGCCCCGGCACGCTGTGGCTCAAAAGCGATAGTTTCGCCCTGTACATCTGGTATGTCGACGCCAATTCCAGCCAGTGGGTGCAGATCAACTTCACGCCGTCGAGCGGGCTGACAGCCGAGGCGCGCAATCGCATCGTCAACGGCGCGATGCAGATCAGCCAAGAGAACGGCGAAACAAGCATCACCACTACCGGTTATATCGCTGACCAGTGGCGGACGCAGATCGCTGGCATTGTCTACAGCGCCGGGAAGACGCCGGGGTTTCACCAGATACGCGGGGTGGTCACGACGGGAAAAGCCTTGGCGGCCGGAGACTATTTCTCAATCGTCCATCCCATCGAAGGCATCAGGATATTTGATTTCGGCTACGGCGCAGCCGGGGCTCTACCGTCTGTCCTGCGCTTCGAAACCTACTGCAACGTGGCTGGCACCTACGGGATTAGCATCAGGAATGGAAACGCCCCTGACAGGACGTTCGTCATGCCATTCACCGTTCCGACACCGAACGTGTGGACGCCGATCACGATCCCCATTCCCGGCGACACCACAGGGACGTGGGCGAACGACAACTCCTACGCCATGTCGATTTCCTTCACCTTCGCCTGCGGGACGACGTATTCCGCGCCGAGCAATGGCTGGCAGGCGGGCAACTTTCTGGCACCGCCCGGCATCAGCAACGGGGCTCTGACATCAGGCAACACCTTCTATCTCAGGAATGTCGGCCTGCACCTCGACCCGCTCGCCACCGGCATTGCACCGCCGTGGCAGATGCCCGACGAGGCACAGGAACTGAATGCCTGCCAGCGATATTTCATGACCGGCATGTCCAGTTCCTTCAGCGGGTCTACGACGAGCGGATCGATATATTACTGCATGGCGTTCACGCCCAACCCGATGCGCGTTCCTGTCGGGCAGGCAGCAGTCGCAGGCGTAAACACCGGAACGGGATCGGGCTTCCCGACAACGGCCGGGACGATTGCCGGCCTAGGCCTAAACGGAATGCGTGATGGGCGCGCGGCCAGCGGGACATCCACTGCCGGGATATTCTCAACGATATTCACCGTCAATGCGAGGCTGTTGTGATGTACGATTTCCCTGCATCACCCTCTGTCGGTACCATCTTCGCCCCCGCCGGAGGCCCGGCGTGGCAGTGGAACGGCACCGGCTGGGTCACCGTCTCACCGACCGGACTGGTGGTCGGCAGTTGCGTCGTGACGGTCATCACCACAATCGGTGCAGGCACGTACATTCCCCCGGCTGGGCTCAAGTTCCTTGAGGTCGAGGTCATGTCGGGTGGTGGTGCCGGTGGCGGCGCGGTGGCGACTGTCGCCAGCCAGTTTTCGGTTGGCGCTGGCGGCGGGTCCGGCGCTTGCGGGCGGCAACTGTTCCCTGCGGCGTCTTTGTCGGCATCCAATGCCTACACGGTTGGCGCGGGAGGAACCGGCGTGTCGGGGAACGACGGTAATGCTGGAGGCACGTCGTCGTTCCTCACACTGTCGGTGACCGGCGGCAATGGCGGCGTATCCACTGGAGCCGGGACAATCGCGGTTCAGGCCGGTTCGGCGGGAGGAGTTGTGACCGGAGGCTATACGGCAAACAGGGGCGGACGCGGGGGTACTGGCTACGGCTCCACGGGCGGGCAGTTCTTCTACGGCGGCCAAGGTGCTGACGGCATGTTTGGTCTTGGCGGTGCCGGGGCGACCGCCACGAGTGGGGCAGGCGGCAATGCGGGCGGCCTTGGCGGCGGTGGCGGCGGTGCCGCCAACAACGTCTCGACTGCGGCAAAGGCGGGTGGCGCTGGCTCCCCCGGCTTCATCCTCTTGAGGGAGTATTTTTAAGTGTCCTACGTCTCATGTCAGTACGCACCGCCCGACCCGGAACTGGACGCCAACCTCAAGCAGGGCGAGAGCGCCCGCATCACCTGCGTCGACGAGCAGGGCCGGACATGGTGGCTGACCGAGGACAGCCAAGTCGGCGACTGGCTGGAGTACAAGGCCAACGGAGGCGGCGTGGAGCCCTATGTCGAACCCGGAGCCCCCGGACAGGCTTGAGCGCGCAGCCGGTGTCGTCAAGGGGCTCTCGCTGTCCAACGTCTTGGTGATTGCCCTGCTGGTGGTCATCGCCCTGCCAGCCTACGTCGTCTACAAGGCTCTCGGCGACGACGCGCTGATGGACCGCTTCATGTCGACCTACAAGGAGGTCTCTTCCCAGAACGTCGCCTGCCCGGTGCGGCATGTGCAGGCGCGCGGCGGGCCGGAACTGTGGGGCATCAGCGCCGGGTTCGCCTACGCCGGGGCGGATCGCTGGTTTGTCAACGTGGTGCTGGACCATGCTCCTACGAACGAGGAACTTGTCTCCTACTGCACGAGCCTTAAGCTCATCGCGGATCGCATGCTTGAGCGGGGCCGCATTGATGCTCCTGTGGTCGACAGGCCGGGCGGAGACGCCGAAATTCAGCCCGGACCAGTGCCGGGTGCTGCGCCAGACCGGCGTTGACGTTACTGGACTTTGCCCGCCGAAGCCGAGGAAGAAATGATGGAACTGGTCTACTGCGAATGCCTAGCCTGTGGCTTCGATGCAGTCCTGCCCTCGCGCCCGGAGCCGTACTGGTGCCCGCTCTGCGCTAGCGACAGCGGCCATGACGTGATGATGAAACAGCTTCGGCCACCTACTGACGATGACAAGGTAGAAGGGCGCGATGAGCGGAAATGAGGTGGCTGCTGATCCTGATCCTGCTCGCCGGGTGCCGGACCAGCACGGCCACGGTCGAGTTCGATGAATACCAGTGCAGGGCTCTGCGAGCCCGGCACGTCAATACGGCCAACTTGTGCAAGCGCCCGCCGACTGCCACCAGTGCCAACAACGCGGCGGCGGCGCAAGGAGCCCCCAATGGTGTCGGTCAGGCAGCAAATCCAGCGGGCGGAAAAGGCACGCAGGGAACGGCTGGAGCGGCTGGCCCGGCAGGTGCGCCCGGTGGTGGCGGCTCTCCGCCGTCTCAGGGAGGCGCAGGGGGGAGTGGGAGCGGAAGCGGTTCTGGCGGCAATGGACCTCCTGTCGGCGGAGGCGGCATTGGCGGAAGTGGCGGAGGCTCTGGCCCGGGAGGCGGGGGTAACGGAGGCGGAGTGGGCGGCGGCGGTGCTGGCGGCGGAGAAGTGAACGTCGACCCGCCCGACAGGATGGGTGATCACTCGGACGAACCGAACCGGCCCGGCGACAACGAGCCGCAAAACCCCTGAAAACGAAATGACCGGGCGGCGCGGGGGCCACCCGGTCACTCCTCAACAGTCCGGCCCCGTGCGGGGGGCAGTAGGGCGGACTGGACCCTATTCCATCTGGCGGGCGAGCAGGTCGTGCTCGCGCAGCTTCTCGCCGGTCTGGTCGACCAGCACCTGAAGGGCTTTCCGCCTGTCGGCTTCTATGGCGGTCTGGGCGTCTTCCAGCCGCATGTCGAAGTCGGCGTTGGTGGCGACGATCAGCCGGTCGAACTCCGAAGTGATCATCAGCCTTTCGTGCCTGATGCGCTTGCGGAGTTCTTGGTCGATGGAGCGCAGCTTCGACCACTGCTCCGTCAGGGTGACAGGTTTCGGCACCGCCCGCAGGGCTGGCTTCTCGGCCTCTTGCAGAGCCCTGCCGAGGCTCTCTTCGAGGTGTTTCTCCATCTCTGCGGTCATCAAGACACTCCTTCTTTGCACATGAGCAGACGCTCGATGATTTCGTCGTGATCGTATTGGCTTGCCCTGCCGCCTTCCCAAGGAGCCAGCCGCTCATGCACATCACAAGTGTTCGACGTGAACAGATGACCGCTCTTTTTGTCCAGCACCGCCACAAGCTTGGCGAAGGGGTGGTTGGCGCTGCGTTCCGGCAGGGTTGCCACGATCTTGTAGTGCTTGCAGGCGACACGCATCTAAAACATCGACCCCGCTTCTTCCTCGACGAGGCCGTCGTCGAAGGACGAGGACGCCGAGGCGCGGCCATCAATACGCGGCGTGTCGGTCTTGATGATCTGCAAGTGGTTGAGGCCGAAGCTGACGCCCTTGCGGCCCGAATTGGTCCACGCGAACGGGTTGACGTTGCCGCGCACAAGCTGCCCGGCCCAGACCTCTTCGGGGAGAAGGATGTCGTTGCGCTGGACGTCGACTATGCCCGGCTTGTTGTCGCTCCAAGGCGTGATGTACATGTCACCCTTGTTGTAGCCCGCGTACTTGTCGGACTTCTCACCGGCATCGCGGAACGGCATCTGCACCTGCGAGATGTTGACGTTGGCCCCGAACTTGGCCTTGGCGACGGCCACGCAGGCGTCGACCATGGCCTTGTAGGCGGGGGTCTTCTGCGCTGCCGGGTTGAAGATCAGGGCGCAGGAGAAGACCGGGTTGCCGCCTTCGGCCCGGGCGCGTTTCTCGAAAAGGTGGGGGAAAGAGAGGGTGGCGTAGGGGGTATTCATGCCAGACATGTCGTTTTCTCCGTTTCTGACGTTGGACGTCTTATAGACGCTAAGGAAATCTTATAGGTACATTTTCAACGGTGTCAAGCGAGACCGTCGTTGAAGACGTCGGCCGCCATGCCCGACCGCCTGTTGGCGTATCCGGCGCATTCGTCGCGCCTGACGCACCACCGGCACCACGGCCCGGCGACTTCCGTGGGGTCGCCCTTGACGAGGCGTTCCAGCGCCGGGTTGAGTTCCTGCTTGCGCCAGTCTTCCAGTTCGTCGCGGCTAAGCGAGAAGCTGCGCGGCACCGGGTCGATGCGCGGCTGGTGGATGGTCAGCATCACGGTCTCCGCCGAACACCCGAACGTGTCGATGGCCGACAGGCCGTAGATGCGCAACTGGGCGGTGTCGGGCGAGACCTGAACGCCCTTGCCATACTTCAGGTCGAGGATGGCGACGATCCGCGCCCCGATGGCGACGCAGTCCGAAGTTCCCCAGACGGTGCCGCCGGAGCCCTTCAGCCCGACCTTCACTTCGGTGTGGACGGCGAAGCCCAGAGCCCTGTAGCTCTCAAGCGCCTCGATGTAGGGCCGCAGGTGCAGCAGCATGGCGCGGCCGGTGATGAACTCCTGCCCCTCGACGGTCAGCCTGCCGGGGGGGAACATGTCCCCTCCCGCGACCATCTCGGCGATCTTGTGGGCGGCCGTGCCTTCCCTCGCGTAGACCGAGGAAGGCCGCACCCGGCCGTTGGCTTTGGTGATGGATGCCGGGCATGTCATCCAAGTGGCAGCCGAAGACGGCGAAGCCAGTGCGTGCGCGTTCATGCCTCGACCACCCTCTCGCAGTCGACGACCCGGACGATGCTCCGGGTGCGCTCGCCGTCGAAGACGACATGCAGCCAGTCCGACGAGTAGACGGCGTCGATCCGGCCAAGCTTGCCCTTGAGGTACTTGACGACCCCTGTGTAGCGGATGCGATCCCCCGTGTTCATCATCAGTCCTTCAGGGCTCCGTCGTTGATTGCCTTCTGGATGCCGAGGAAGTTCTCCGGCGCGATCTCCGGGAAGCTCTTGGCCCCGCCGCCATAGGTCTCCAGCAGCACGCGCAGCTTCGGAGCCTTGCCAGCGGCAAAAGCCTCTTGCAGGATCGGGATGACGGCATCCTTGACCTTCATCGCGGCGACCGTGTCGACGGCCGCGGCACCGTTGCCGTTGGCGGCGGTGGTCTGCTCGACCGGCGCTTCCTCCTCGACCTCGTCTTCGGATGCCTCCGGCTCGGCCACGGGAGCCTTTGTGGTGGCTTTCTTGTGCGAGCGGGGCTTCGCGGTGTCCTGCGGCTTGGCGACGTCTGGCGAGCCCTGCACGGGCTCCTGCACGGTCTTCTCCTGCGTGTACGGCAGGGGGTCAGGGCGGTGTTCGAAGGCCAGCATGTTGGCGAAGGCGCGGATCTGCGTCTTGAGTTCCGCCACGTCGTCGGCGGTGAATGTCATTTCGATAGGCATGTTTTCTTACTCCTTTTCATCGATGATTTTGCGGATGCCGTCGAGGACGTGCCGCATGTTGCTGGCGCTGATGGCGTCGAGGGTCATGCCGCCTGCCTCCAGAAGAGCCGCCGCCTTGGCGAGATCGGGCTCCGGGAAGATGTCGAGCGGGTAGGCGTTGCACCACTGCCGGATGCGGTGAAGTTTCTCTTCGTCGTCCATCAGGCTCCTCCAAACAAGGCTTCGAAGTCCTGCGCCTTGCGGGCGAGGATATCCATTATGCGGTCGTCAATCGTGCCGTGGGCGGCCAGCATGCGGACCACCACCGCGTCCTGTTGACCAATTCTATGGACGCGGCAGGCTGCCTGATGGTTGTCGCCCACCGAGTAGGTGCTCTCCACAAAAATTACATCGCTGCACTTGCACGTCGGGCCGACCAGCGTGATGCCGGTCCCGGCGGCGGCAATGTTGCCGATGAAGACCCGGCAGCTATCTTCGGTCAGGAAGCGGTCGATGCTGACCTTCCTGTCGTTGGCGCTGGAGCCCCCGGTGAGGACTGCCGGGCTCGAAGCGGCCAGCCCGGCGGCGAGCCCGGCGATCACCTCCTTGTGGTGGGCGAAGACGAGGAGCTTCCGGTTGAGCGGCAGATTGTCGATGAAGTCCTGAATGTACTCGATGGCCGCCTCCAGCTTGGCCAGCCCGAGCAGTCGCCGCAGGCGCATGACGTGCTCGTCGCCGGAGGCTCCCGCGAGATATTTGAGAAACTCCTCGTCGCTCATCTTGCCCAGCGCCGGAAGTGTTGGAACCGGCACGGCGGCCCCCGCCTTGGCCTGCACCGGCACCACGTCCCAGCGCAGCGGCGGCAGGTCCTTCATGACGTCTTCCTTGCGGACCCGGACCATGAAGCCCTGAAGCCGACGGCGCAATTCGGGCAGGTTCTTCGAGCCCTCGATGACCCGGATGTCCCTGCCCATGCCGAAACGCTTGGAGACCACCTTGCAGAAGGCATCCTCGAACTGCCACTGCGCCATGGGCGTGGAGCCCTGCATGATCGCCTGCGGATAGATCGCCTTCAGGATCGGGTAGAGTTCCCCGGCATGGTTGGGGGCAGGGGTTCCGCTCATGGGGACGACGTAGCCCAGCTTCGGCAGCATCGTCTTGAGGATGGCGCGGGTGCGGTTGGCCCCGGCGTTCTTCACGGCGCTCGCTTCGTCGACGATGGTCATGTCGAAGGCCGGTCCCTTGGCCACGGTCGCGGCATAGGGGCTGTCTTTCTGGCTGAGAAGCCCGTAGGTGACGAGGACGATGCCTTTGACATTGCGCAGGTGCGGCAGGTACCCAATGCCCTGCACGATCCTGAACGGCATTTCCGGCCACCACAGCCTGCACTCCTTCTCCCAGACATAGCGCCCGGAGGCAGGACAGATGACCAGCAGCCTGCGGACCTTGCGGCGCTTGGCGGCTTCGAGGGCCGTGCGGCTCTTCCCAAGACCGGGGTCAAACCCGAGATAGGTCGGCTCGCCGCGCTCCATCTGCGGCAACACGGCGGCCTGATAGGCATAAAGCGAAGACGTCATTGGATGAATACCTCGTCAGCCATCTGGCAAATGAAATCGCAGGCGGGCACGATGGCGTCCGCCGTCGGGTAGCCCTCCGGTATCTCGTCTATGAACTGCCGCTTCCCTGCGATGCGGCACAGGCGGACATTCAGTTCCCGCGCCAGCGCGGCAGTCTTGGCGAAGCCTTCGGGGAAGTGCTGCCGGTACAGCGCCCAATAGGCGGCGCTAGTCGCCTTGACACAGCCCGATTGCAGGCAGTTGGCATTCGGGAAGCCCATCGCGTAGGAACGCGGCAAGGCAATCCCGGCCCTCTCCAGAAGCGTGAACACCGCCGCCTTCGGTAGGTCATATTTGATCAGCGGGGCCTGAACCGTCAGTTCCGGGTAGTTCGCCTTCAGACGCTCGAAGCGGCTGACGTCCTGCTTGTCCGCCGTGTAGCCGAAGACATGGATGTCGGTGGGTCGCTGGAAGGCCAGACGCGGAACGATCTTCATCTCGACCGTGCAAGGGGCTCCCGAGATCCCCGCCATGTAGCGGCGGGCCTTCCAGACATCCGGCACCGAGGCGTAGTCGTTCGACTTCAGCAGCGTGACCTTGCGGCCCAGCCAGTTTTCGACATCGCGTTCAAAACGGTGGTTGTCGGGGTCTTCGTTGCCGGTCTCGCAGCGGACCAGAATGGCGTCGGGGACCGTCTTCAGGACGATCTTCGCCGCGACGGCGCTGGCAGCGCCACCAGAAAACCAGACCAGAGTGCGGGTCATTTCAGCAGTCCCTCTTCGATGGCGACGCGGACGAAAGCCTTGCGGGCGGCATCCGGCGGGAGTTGGCCGGAGACGGCGAGGCGGCAGGCATTCACCGCATGCCGGTACATGACGCCGTCCTTGCGCGGCCAGCCGTTGAGCAGCACGGCGAGGGCCTGCGAAGGGCTCCTGACCACATCCGGCTTGGTGCCGAGCCACAGCGGGCGAAAGCGGTCAGCCACCGTTCAGCCCCTTGAGCATATCGGCCAGCCACTCCTCCACATCCGCCCGGTCGACCGGCCGGATGATTTCCGCGTCTTCATCCTCGACACCGGGGATGACGACATGGATCTCCCACGGCGCATCAAAGTGCGTGAAGGTGGCTTCCCAATCGACCGGGTCCATCAGGTATTCCGGATCGGGTTCCGGCTCCTTTGTAATGGTACAACTCCACGTCAACGTCATTATCTGATCTCCTTGTTTTCGAGCCCCATCGAAAGCCGCAGCACGTCGTCCTTCTCGGGCTTGTGCCTGCCGTTGCCCTTCAGCTTCTGCACGTGCTTGTAGATGAGGCGGTGGTTCTCCATGGCCCAGCGCATGGCGACGACGGCTTCGGCGACACGGCCACTGTCGACACCGTAGAGCCCCGCCAGATGGTGCTGGGCCATGCCGTAGGTCATGACCCCATTGGCGACCATCAGGACCTCTTCCGGGGTGAGGGACTTCTTGCTCTCAGTCATAATCGTCCCCGATGTTGGCAGGCTGCCACAGCACCCGTCCGAGACCCATGCTGTCGGGCTCCACTGCCGTGGCGGGAGCAGGCCCGTTCGTCGGATCATCCTTGGTGAACAGCCAGCGGCCCATCAGCAGGGCGTCGGCCCTGCCGTGGTCGCGGACCCGGTGCAGGCTGCCTTCAAGCTGCGGATAGAGCCTTATGGCCAAAGCCCTGCCAGCCTCCTTGTCCCTGCCGACGAGCCCCAGCCGCTTCTTCCAGACGGTCGGCGCGACGAGCTCGAAAGGCACGTTGGCCCCGGCAAGGACGCCGTGGACGATGCCGGTGCCGACGCCGAAGCGGAAGGTCGAGGCGACGCCCTGCTTGGGCATCGACGCGACGTTCTCGACCAGCCCCGCCTCGGGGGCGAGATTGCGGACGAGGGTGGCGAGGCTGGCGGCGTTCACCTGCTTGTTGACGACGGGAAGGTCGCCGACTTCGGGCGGGCTCCCGTCGAAGAACGCGGCGTAGGCTCCCGAGACGGAGCCCGGATCAATGGCCAGCAGCAGGCATCTTGGCATGGGCCTTCTTCCTTCCGGTTGTTGGGGTCGGGTTGAGGTCATCGACGGAGCGCAGGATGCCCCGCTCGATGCCGATCTTGATGAACACCGG